GATAGAAATTTGCGTGTGACGGGTTTCAGAACGGGGGTGGTCTTGTGGGAAGGCGAAAAGTGTGCGAAAGTAACGACCTTTTGCCCAAAGCCACGGAAAGTCCCCCGAAGAAGCGCACCGCTTCCATCGAGAGCCGATACCAAAGCGAGCTGAAAAAGCTCCAACGGCTCACCAAGGACGCGATACCAGACGAGAAGCGAAGCGCCGTGCTTCCGCTGATGTCGAACATCGCGTTCTTGAAGGTCAAGCTTGACGAAGCCCGCCGCGAGCTGATGTACGAGAGCATCTTCACCGAATATGACAACGGCGGCGGTCAATCCGGCTTGCGAGAGCATCCGGGTTTCAGCGCCTACAACAAGCTGTTCACGACCTTCTCGCGCGGCATCAAGCAGCTCACCGACATGATGCCGTCCGGCAGCACCGCAGGCGATGCGCTCATTGACTACCTCAATGAAACGCGCTTCGGCGGCTAAGAAGCGAAGCGGCGCTGGTCGCTGCGAGCAGGCGATACGAAGCTACTTCGGTGGCATCCTCAACGGTGAGATCACTGCTTGCGAGAAGATGCATCAGCTCGCGGAGCGCGTGCTGCGCGACCTGGATAACACCGATCCGCTCTATCCGTACCATTACCGCGAGGAATTTGCGGCGAAGCACGTCACCTTCATCGAGACGTTTTGCCGACTTCCGAGCGGAAAGCTTGGACGCAAGTTCAAGCTCGAGCTTTTCCAGTTGGCCATCCTCTCCGTAATCTTCGGTTTCGTGGATGCCGAGGGCTTGCGCCAATACCGTGAAGTCCTTTGGATTATGGGGCGAAAGAACGGCAAGACCGCGCTTGCGTCGGCTATTGAGCTTGACTTGCTCATTAACGATGACGAGGGTGCGCCGGAAGTCTACAACGTGGCTACGGCTCACGATCAGGCGGCGAAGGGCTTCAACAACGCCTGGCGAATGGTGATGACCTCACCGGCGCTGGCAAAGCACGTGCGAAAGCGCGTGAGCGACCTTTACTGCGGCCTCAACATGGGGTCAATCAAGGCGCTTTCCGCCAACACGAACCACCTTGACGGCTTGGACATCTCGGGCGCTATCGTTGACGAGCTCGCAGCCATGCGAAACCGCGACCTCTACGACCTGACGATTCAGGGTATTTCCGCCCGTAGGCAACCGCTGGTTTTGGAGATCACGACCAACGGATTCGTGCGCGGTGGCATTTTCGATGCTCAGTACGAATACGCCACCAAATGTCTGAACGGCGAAGCATCTGGCGAAAAAGCCGAGCATTTCATCGCTTTCATTTTCGAGCTTGACGAGCGCGAGGAATGGAAAGACGAGAAGTGCTGGATTAAGGCGAATCCCGGACTTGGAACAATCAAGTCCCTGAAATCGCTCAGGGAAAACGTCTCCAAGGCGCTCGATGACCCTACATTTTTGCCGACACTGCTGGTAAAAGACTTCAACCTCATTGAGAACCAGAGTCAAGCCTGGCTCAAATGGTCTGAGATCCACAACGAAGCCACGTTCGACCCGTCCGACGGGTCTTTTTCTTACGCAGTTCTCGGCGTGGACGCTTCGGATACGACCGACCTAACGGCGGCGTGCCTGCTTATGATGCGCCCGAACGACGAGCACATATACGCAATGCACATGGCGTGGATACCGCTTCGCGCCTTGGAGCAGGCAGAAGCCGAGGGGCGGCGCGGTGGTCGAGACGGCGTGCCCTACGATGCCTGGATTGCCCGCGGGCTGCTCAGAACCTCGGCAACGCCGATCATCGACAAGCGCGACGTGCTGGATTGGGTCACGGAGATTCAGGAAAAGTACGGCATCTATTCGGTTGCATGCGGATATGACCCTTGGCACATGCGAGACGTTCCGACTGTCGAAGCGTACGAGGGCTATTTCGGAGCCGACAACTTCAAGAAGGTTATCCAAGGCGCTCAAACGCTATCGATGCCCATGAAGGAGCTGCGGGCGCTCTACCAGGGAAATCGCATCGTCGATAACCAGAACCCTATAGCGGAATGGTGCCGCTCCAACGTGATGATCAGAAACGACGCGAATGGCAACATTGCGCCCGACAAGAAGAACCAAGATCCGCGCAACCGCATTGATGCTTGGGCGGCTGAGTGCGATGCGTTCGTAGTGCTCAAAGACATGATGGATGACTACCAAAGCATGATTGGAGGTTAAAACGTGCGAAAACCAACGCTTTTCCGCTCGATGTTCGATGCCGTGTTCCATAAGCCGATCATGCAGGCAGTCGATGGCTACTTTCAGACGTTCACGGCCTACGCGCCGCGCTTCACGTCGTGGTCTGGCGGAATCTACGAAGCCGAGCTGACACGCTCCATAATCGAGCGTAACGCCGACCATGCTTCAAAGCTCCGTCCCGAGATTTCAGGAACGGCGCAACCGCAATGGACGCGTTCTTTGCAGTGGCAACCGAACCCGTGGATGACAACGCCGCAGTTCTTGCATCGCGTCTCAACGATACTTGACGTTTGTGACACGTGCTTGATCGTCCCTGTTGACGGAGGGGACGGAATCACGTCCGTTGGCTATTACCCAGTGCTGCCGAGCCAGTGCGAAGCCTACGACGTTGACGGCGCTTTGTGGCTTGAGCTCCGTTTTCCCGGCGGCGATAAGACCTTGATTGAGTGGTCGCGCATCGGCGTTATGACGCGGCATCAATTCAAGAGTGATCTGTTCGGTGACGGTACCAACGTGCTTAATCCAACGCTTGATTTGATTCACGCTCAAGAGGAAGCCGAGAAAACAGCTATCGAGCAGGGCGCGGCGGTGCGCTTCATCGGCAAACTTTCGCAAAACCGAAACCCGAAAGACACGATGGAATCCGCAAAAGCTTTCAATGAGCAGCTGGGGGCTTCGAATGCTGGCGGCATCGTCGTTTACGACAACAAATATCAAGAGGTCAAGCAGATTGCGCCGCAGAGCTACACCGTTGACGCTGCGCAAATGGAGCGCATAGAAAAAGCGGCCTATCGTTTCTTCGGATCAAGCGAAGACATCGTTATGAACCGAGCCGACGAGGACACGTACAACGCCTTTTATGAGGGACGTACTGAGGTCTTCGCAATCCAACTCGGGTACGTACTCACGGCGATGACGTTCACGCCGAACGAGATTGCCCACGGAAACTCGATTATGTTCAGCGCGAACCGCCTGGAGTTCGCGAGCAATCAAACGAAGCTCAACGTTTCAACGGCGCTGTTCGACCGTGGCATCTGGTGCGGCAATCAGGTTGCAGAGGTGTTCCAGTCACCGCCTTACCCCGGCGGCGAGCGTCACGTAATTCGTGGTGAGTACATCGACCTGGACTTGATCAGCGAGCACACAACAGATCAGGCGGCGAAGGCCGCCGAGACGAACGCGAATATCGCCAAAATCGATGGAAAGGGTGGTGATGCCGATGCCGGCGAAACCGAATGAGCGCCAGTACCGCCAGATGTCGGTGGTCTTTAGAAGCCTTGACGGCGGCGAAGGCCGCGAGAAGCGCATCGAATCCGACTACTACGTCGAGGGATACGCTTCGACATTCAATGACCCATATGTCCTATATGAAGACCCTTGGGACGGTACCGAGTACCGCGAAGTCATCAGCCCAGACGCATTCGTCGATACAGACATGAGCGACATCATCATGCAGTTCGACCATGTGGGCGACGTTTTGGCGCGCCAGTCGAACGGAACGCTCATCGTCGAGCCCGATGAGCACGGGCTTTTTATGGCCGCAGACCTCTCGAAATCAGAAGCCGCCCGAAACCGATTCGAGGAAATCGATAACGGCCTTGTTACGCGCATGTCGTGGGCGTTCACCATCGGCGCGTCCGAGTACGACCGAGACACGCATACCACGACAATCACGCGCGTCAAGAAGATTTATGACGTGTCCGCAGTCAGCCTTCCTGCTGACCCGAACACCGAAATAAGTGCAAGAAACCTGCTCAACGGAGTGATTGAGCAGTCGCGCAAGGAGTTTGCGCGAAGGAAGGGCGCGTTGCTTCGAGCAAAAGCGTGCCTGGCAATTACCAATGCGAAGAAAGGTAACTAGCAATGACACTTGAGGAACTTCTTAACGACCTGCAAGCGCTTGTCGACCAGTATTCTGACGGTACTGAACCGACGGAAGAGGATGCAGCCCGCATGGCCGAGCTGACCGACCAGATTAACGAGCGTACCGCCCAGACCGCACAGGCGGCGCAGGCTCGCAACGCCGCCGTCGCGAACGCCCGCGCCGCCATCGACGCAGGCCGCGCACAGCGCGTTGATTCCGTGCCGCTGGCGCGTTCCGCCAACGTCGCTGGCATCCCCGGCACTGCATATGACGTGACAGACTACGACACAGCCGAGCGTCACGCGTGGGCTAAGGGTCTTGCCGAGCGCTCCGGCATCCAGCTTATCGGCGGCACCGCGCTTACCGATGTCGAGCGTGCTGCTCAGCGCCATGCAATCGAGCAGCGAGCCGAGTTCACCATGACCACGGCCAACACCGAATCCATCGTTCCCGTGGCCGTACAGAACGAGATCATTTCCCTTATCGACAATACTGCTGTTCTCTTCGGTGACATCAGCCGAACAAACATGTCTGGTCAGGTCGAGTTCCCGCGCCACAAGTCCATCAAGAAGGGCGATGCGGACAAGACCGAAGAGGGCGCAGCCCCTACCGATATCGAGGAAAATGACTTCGATTCCGTGCCGCTCGTAGGAACGGAGATTAAGAAGACCGTCGAGATGTCCCGAAAGATGGCAACGCAGTCGCTTTCCGGCTTCGAGCAGTACATCATTTCCGAGGTTTCCGCACGTCTCTCCGTCGCGTGCAACGCATTCGTCCACGAGAAGCTTAACGATGAGAACTACGGCATCGCGACCGCCAACAAGATTCAGACGGCGGCAGTAAAGAAGCTTACCAAGGCCGACATCGTGAAGATGCTGAGCCTGCTCCGCTCTTTCGGCAACGCAGCGGCTAAGGGAATCATCATCTACGCCAACAACAACACCATCTGGAACCAGATTGCCATGCTCGAGGATGCCAACGGTCGTTCTTATTTTGCAAATGAGGCTACCGATGACCCGACGGTTCAGGGTCGAATCTTCGGCAAGGTCGTAAAGCAGGACGATTCAATTGCCGACAACGTGATCAAGGCCGGCTTCCCCGACCTGTTCAAGGGCAACATGTTTGATGGCCCTGACGTTACGCCTTACGTCCAGCCGCGAACCCAGAAGCGCTGCTTCGACGGCTATGTTCTGTTCGACGGCGTTCTTGCTGTCCCCGAAGCGTTCGCACAGCTCACTATCAAGCAGGCTTAAGGAGGTGGCGCGGCATGGCCGCAAAGGCTAAAGGCAAGCTGCTGGATGCGTGCCGCGCCGCGCTTCGCATCCCGGCTTTCGTAACCGACTACGACGAAGAGATTTCAGACGTTATCGAAGCCGCCCGCGCTGAGTTGGTTGCGGGTGGCGTAGCGGATGCCAAGGCGCACGACGATTCGGACGGGCGCGTTCGACTTGCGATAAAGGTTTACGTCAAGGCCAACTTCGGCATGGACAACCCAGATGCCGAGCGCTTCATGAAGGCGTTCGAAACCATGCTTACGAGCATGAGCGGTGATTCGGCGTACAACGGCGGTGATGCCGCATGAGCGGGTGGGCTGGCGTTTGCACGCTTGTCGCTACCGTCTCAGAGCGCGATGATCTGGGCGTATCGCACAAAAAGGAGCGTCGCCGCCGTGTTCCCTGCAACGTGTACGGCATCAGCCAGGCGGCGTACTACGCCGCCGCTCAGGCAGGAGTGAAGCCGCAGGCCGTTATCACTGTTCGCGCGTGCGCATACAGCGGTGAAAGGCTTTGTGAGTTCGGCGGCATCCGCTACGCCGTCGATTCGGCGGTTGTGGCGAACGTCGACGATGTGCGGCTTACCCTCGTCGAGAAGGTGGGCAACCGGTGAGCGGGATAAAGATTGACCAACTCCAATCAATCATCGTCAACAGCATCGAAGAGGTCATCGAGGATAACGAAGAAGTCTTGCAGGGAAACGTCAAGGCGGCTGGCAACAAGGCGGTTCGCCTTCTGAAAGAGCGAAGCCGGAAGAAGAAGCGCCACGGCGGAAGCTACGCAAAGGGATGGTCTGCTGACGTTAAGAGCGAAGCGACCGGTACGACCTGTGTTGTCCACAACAGGCAGTATCAGCTTACACATCTGCTCGAGAACGGCCACGTCATCAAAAACCAGCACGGCAGCTATCCCGGCAGGGTAGAAGGCGATCACGTCATCGAGGGCGTTTACAAGGAAGTTGCCGCCGAGTTCTCCAAGGGGGCGCAATGAACAGCCTTAAAGACCTGGCGGAGCTTCTTGATGCGTTTGGCTTGCCGTGGGCGAACGGAGGTTTCCGCGACGATGACGAGTCGCTCGCGCCGCCGTATATCGACATTGAAGCAGGTTACGGTGAAGCCCTGAGCGCGGACAACACTGGATGGTGCCGCTGGATGCCCTACGATGTGGCGCTTTACGTTCGAGAGCGCGATTACGAGCTTGAGAAGCGATTCGAAGCGGCACTCGATGCCGCAGATTTCAATTATGTGAAAACGGTCACGTCGCTCGATGGTGACGAGCTTATTGAGACGGCCTATGAGGTTGGCGTGACCGAGTAAAGAAAGGAGCCGACATGGCGCGAAATGGGTTCTTCGGCGTTAAGAATGCGCATATAGCGCGTCTTACCAACGAGGAGACGTTTACGTACGAGAAGCCTATCCACATCCCAGGCACGGTCGAGATCAAGATTGAGCCGTCCATTGAGCAGTCGACGAGCCACGGCGATAACGAGACGTGGCTGGACAAGTACCAGGATAACGGCGGCTCTATCACGTGGTCGCTCTACGACATCGAGAGCACGCCAGAGCTGCGTGCGCTTCTGGCCGACATTATCGGCTTCGACATCGACGAGAAAGGACGCTTGCTGGCAACTTCCGGCAAGACACCTAAGCCGTTCGCATTCATGTGCGAGCAGCCCGGACACGTCGTTGGAAAGCGCCGTTGCATCTACAAGTGCACGAGCAAGCCCGCATCCGTCGATGCAAAGACACTTGAGGACAAGCCCGACATCACGCAGCTTGATTACGATCTTACGTTCCGTCCCGTCAAGCTGCCGAGCGGCTGGCGCGGCAGCTACATCGACACATATGGCGATATTGACGGTTACGACAAATTCTTCGAAGAGGTAGATACTGCCGTCACGCCCAAGATTGGTAGTGTGAGCGCGTAATGGACGGCGGAATCATCGAGGTTGGCGGCGTTAAGTACCCGGTCGCTTGCAATGCCTTCACTCCAATTGCCTATTCACGTGAGTTCTTCGTTGAGCGCAAGGACGGCTCGCGCCGTCCGAAGGACATCAACGAAGCCATCTCCGTTGTTCTCGATGTCTCGGCGGCGTCGAACATTCCGCCTATCGTGCCACTGCTTGAGATTTTCTACGCCTGCGCGAAGACATACAACGCCACTGCGAAGGAGAAAACAGACCTCGGTAAGTCCTTTGAGGATTGGGTTTGCGGCTTCCCGCAGACGGAATTCGACCTTGAGCGCAAAGGCGGTTGGGCATCTGACGTGATGCAGATCATCAAGGACAACTTTTTTCCGAACGCAAAAGCGGACGTGGAAGCCGCGCCCGCCGAAGCACCCGATGCCGCCGCTGCCGAGGGAACTGGAGAGTAGCTGCGACGCGCTCTACATCTACTCTTGCCAGCAGGCGGGATTGAGCGTCCAAGACCTGCACGACCTGTCTTACGTGCAGGTGCAAAACCTTATCGACGTGTACAGCTTCGTCAACGACGCTGTGGCATACGCCGAGGATGACGAACACGCGCGGCAGGGCGAAGCGGCCTTCTGGGCTGGCATGTGAGCGTAAAGCGTCAGCGCACCTATTCGGTGCGCTGTTCTGTGCGCTCATTTCTTTCATTGACAACTGAAAAGAGGTGGAACCGTGGCCGTCACGTACAAAGGTCTGACTATCAAGTTCGGCGGAGATACGACCGAGTTGCAGGGCGCGTTGAAGAGCGTGCAGAGCACGGCGAAGGATACACAGGGCGCGTTGAAGGACATCAATCGAGCCCTGAAATTCGACCCCGGCAACACGGATTTGCTCGTTGAGAAGGAAAAACTTCTGAACCGAGCGTACGGCGAGACGAAAGCGAAACTCGATGCCTACAAGGCCGCGCTTGCGACGCTCGACGAGAAGAAGCGAAGCGGTGCGACGCTCACTGAGCGCGAGGAAGCGCAGTACTCGAGCCTTAAGGCTCAGATTGCCATTTGCGAGAACCAGCTCGAGAGCTATTCCGACGATCTTAAAAGCGTCAGCCGCGAAGCCCAGGCATCGAAGAGCAGCCTTTACCAGTTCGGTCAGACAATTCAGGACAACAGCGATAAGCTGGAAAAGGCCGGCAAGGGTCTAGAGACTGCCGGAAAGACGATAACCGGTGCCGTCACCGGCACCGCCACCGCGCTTGTCGGGCTTGCCAGTAGCCAAGAAGAGCAAATCGAGCAGACGCATCAGCTGGACGCTGCCTGGAAGGATGCAGGCGGCACGTCCGAGCAGGCGAGAAGCTCCTATACCCTGTTTTATAAGCTACTTGGCGAAGAGGACACCGCGACCGAAGCAGCACAGAACCTGTCACGCTTGACCACTAACCAGCAGGAACTGGACAAGTGGAGCAACATCGCCGCAGGATCGTTCTCCAAGTTCGGCGATGCATTGCCGCTCGAAAACCTCGTGGAAGCATCGCAGGAGACGGCGCACACCGGCACCGTCACCGGCGGTCTTGCCGATGCCCTCAACTGGGCAACAGCAAGCAACGAGCAGTGGAGCGCAGCACTCTCCGGCAACCATGCGGCGCAGCAGGCTTTCAACGACCAGATCGCTCAGGGCGCTACCAAAGAGGACGCGTTCAATGCGGCGCTTGCCGCCTGCGGTGACGAGCAGGAGCGCTCCTCGCTTATCACGCAGACGCTCGATGGCCTTTACGGCAACATCGGCGAGACGTATCAAGAGACTAATAAGACGATGCTCGACACGCGCGAAGCGCAGGCCGAGCTAAACCAGAAGATGGCCGAAGCCGGCGAAGCGGCCATGCCCTTCAAGGAAAAGGCGCTCGAGCTTGGAACGACCCTGCTTGAGAAAGTAACGCCGGCGCTCGAGGGCGTTAGCGACTGGTACAAGTCCCTAACGCCAGAGCAGCAGGACATGGCAACCAACGTCGTTTTGGGGACGGTCGCGTTCGGCGGGCTCACAACGGGCATCGGCAAGACGCTCCAAAAGGGTATCGAGATCGGCCAGACGTTCAAGGACGTTGCCGGCGGCTTCGCTTCCCTCGCAGGCAAGTTCGGCGAGGGCGGCGGCGCTATAAGCACGGCTGCAACAGGCTTCGGCGGCATCGCCGAGAAAGCGGGCGGCTTGGCATCGACCCTTGCCGGCAAGCTCTCTACAGGGTGGACATCGTTTACCGGATTGATCGCCGCAAACCCAATCTTGCTTGGCGTGGCTGCGGTTGCCGCTGCCGTCGCTGGCCTTACGTGGTTCTTCACGCAAACCGAGACTGGTAAACAGCTCTGGTCTGACTTCACTGGCTGGATTTCAGAGAAATGGCAGGGCGTGCAGGATTTCTTCGCAGGCGTGCCGGAATTCTGGTCTGGGATTTGGGACGGGATAACCGGAAAGGCCGAAGAGGTCAAGAACGGCCTTTCGGAAAAGTTCGAAGGCATAAGGCAAGGCGCGTCCGATGCTTGGGAGGGCTTGAAGGCCAATGCGTCCGATGCTTGGGAGAATCTGAAATCCAACGCGTCTGAAAAATTCGGCGCTATCAGGGATTCAATCCAAACAGACATGAACACCGGTCAGATTGTCGGTTCTTCGGCTTCAAATGCCCTGAAAGCCGCCCTGAACGGTGATTGGGACGCGGCGAAGTCGCAGGCCGGTATCGCTTTCCAGGCTATTCAAAGCAACATCCAGACGAAGATGAACAATGCGAAGGATAACGCGATAAACGCTGGCAACGCCATCGGCGAAAAGCTGGGGTTCCCCGGTCTTGGAAGCAAGGTCGCTGGCGTTTTCTCGAACATCAAGAGCAATATCACTTCGCCGATCAACGATGCCTGGAACTTTGTCAGCGGCATCCCCGGCAGGATTCAGGGGGCGTTCAGCGGGATTCGCATCAGCTTGCCGCATATCAGCTTGCCGCATTTCCACGTCAGCTGGCGTGACATCGGTGGCGTTGTGGAACTGCCGTCCATCAGCGTCAACTGGTATGCAAAGGGCGCATCCTTCGACAAGCCTTCAATCATTGGCGTTGGCGAAGCTGGACTTGAGCACGTCGCGCCCGATGCAAAGCTGCGCACAAGCGTCAGAGAGAGTGTCGAGGCGGGTATTTCTCGCGTGCTCGACCGCATAAGTGGCGGCTTCGGTGGCGGAGCCCAGGTGACCGTGACCGTCAACGCCACCGTTGCAAACAGCATGGACGCGTACACGACCGGTCAGCAGATCGGCGCTGGTATTGCCAGCAGGTTAAAGCAGAAGGGGGTGCCCGTTGGAGCTTAAGCGTAAGCGAAACCAAAGCGACAGCATTGTCTTCAACGGGCACGACCTGTCGAAGCTCGTCTACTGTAAGGTGCGCCGCCCAATCATGGCGGACGTTTCGGCGAGCTTCGAGGATGCGCCCGGGCGGCACGGCGAATACTTCAAGAACGTCCGCCGCTCCGGTTACGATTTGCAGATTGACATGTGGATTCGCACCGAGCACCGGCGCGAGGTCGCAAAGGCGCGTCATGAGCTGGCGGCGCTGCTCTGGTCTGACGAGCCGGCGCCGCTTTATTTGCCTGATGACCCTACACGTTATTTGATGGCGATTGTTAGCGGTGCAACCGACCTTGACGAGATCACCGACGATTGCCCGCAGGCAACCGTTACGTTCCACATTGGCGACCCCGACTATTACGGTCAGCATCGCCGGATGGACGTGAGCGGCGCGGCATCGTTCGCTGTCGGCGGCACGCTGCCTGCGGCGCTCACCGTGACGGCCAAGCCCGGAGCTTGCAGCTCTTGGCGCATCACCAACACCGATACCGCTGAGTTCGTCGAGGTTGTCCAGCCTTTGACGGCTTCGAGCGTCGTTCGCATGGACTTCGACAAAGAGCATGTGACTGTTAACGGCTCAGTCGCTCAGCTCAACATCATGAGCGACTTTTTCAGTGTTAAAGACCGTGCGCACATCAAAATCTCTAGCGGTTCCGCGACGTTGCAATGGGAGGAAAGATGGCTTTAACCAAGAAGGTCAACTTCACCCGTTTCAGCCGTTTCGGCGCGAACCTCGGACGGCTCACCTACACCGCAGCGACCCATGAGGACGCCACGGACGGCACCGACGAGCTTAAGATCAGGTGCGAAGAGGATTTAGGCAAGGGGGAGTACCTTGTTTGGGTTGACCGCCAAGGCGTTGTGCATGAACACATCGTTGATGAAATCGAGCGGCTGCACGATGACAGCGGCAAGCCATATACCAGCGTAACGTGCATCAACTCCATCAACGAGACGTGGGATGACTATATCGAGGACAAGCGACCGTCCGGCAGCGTGGCTGTGGCGCTCACGTCAATACTCGCTGGCACACGTTGGGAAGTCGGCAACTGCGACCAACCAGGCAGCGCTTCGCATACCTTCTATCACGTAAAAGTCCGCGAGGGCTTGAGCGACCTGCTCAAAACATGGGGCGGCGAGCTTGAAACCGTCATCGAGACGGACGGTGTGCAGGTCACACACCGATACGTGCGCGTGGTCGCGAAACGCGGAAACCAGCATAGTCCCAAGCGCTTTACGTGGACTAAAGACCTCATAAGCATCAAGCGCAAGACCGGCAGCGCGAATCCAAAGACGCGCGTTTACGGTTACGGCAAGGGCGTTGAGACCGATGGCGGCGGTTTTGGCCGGCGCTTGACTTTCGGCGATATAAACGGCGGCAAGAATTACGTCGAGGATACCTCCGCGACCGAGGTTTGGGGGCATCCCGACGGCAACGGCGGCATCGCGCCCGCCGTGGACGTTTACGTTAACGAGCAATGCGAGGACGCGGCGCAACTCCTTGCCGAGACGAACGACTACCTTGAGCAAGCCAAAACGCCGAGTGTCTCTTATGAAGCAAGCGTGATCGACCTATTTGCTTTCGGTCGAGATTGGGAGAGCGTTGCCGTCGGCGATTGCGTGGCGATCATCGACAAGGGCTTCTCCGCTGCGGGAATCAGGCTCAAGGGGCGCGTCTCGAAGCTGACCTGCGACTTGGTGACCGGCGATGCCAAGGTGGTGTTCGGCAACTTAACCGATGATCTGGCCGACATCTTTCAGTCAATGGCGCGGCAGCTCAAGAGCGGCAGCAACCAGCGTGCTAACTACGATGCGGCGGCAAGCACGTCCGTCTCGTGGCTCAACCAGCTCATGGCGGCGCTCAACAAGGCATTCAATGCCGTCGGAACGTACAAGGTCGAGACGTTCGAGCTCGGCGTGATCTACTCCAACGTGCCGCTGGATTCCGTAACGGGTATCCCACTCAAGGCAACGTCCGGCATGTGGGCTGTCAATATCAACGGCATGGGAATTCGCCTTGCCGCAAATCTTACAAGCGACGGCCAATGGAATTGGCGAACGTTTATAACCGGCGCACAGGTGAGCGCCGATTGCATTAACGCCGGAACGATGCGGGCAGATCGCATCCGCGCGGGCTTGCTCACCGACGATGTGGGCGCGAACTATTGGGACTTGGAAACAGGCGAATTCCAGCTTTCGCCAAATGCCAAATACGGCGATGGCGGCTGGACTGTCGATGGCGTTATCGAAGATCTGCACGGTGGAATGACGCAGAACAAAAAACACATCGAGGCCCTTGGGGAAGACTTCCAGACAAGGAATAAGGAACTTGATGAGACGATAAGCAGCCTCGACACCACGGTTAACGACATCGCTAAAGACGGCATCGTTACCGAGGCGGAGAAAGCTGCCGTAAATAAGATTCTCCAGACCGTGCAGAAAGATAAAGAAGACCTTTCTGCACTACACAAATCGCTGTCGTCAAACAAAAACTTGCAGGTTCAGTTCAAGGCGCAAGTCTTAGAGCCGAGGTACAACAACGCGTTCGGCGAGGGCGGAGCGTTCGATGTCCTGATGTCAGCCATCTCGGATGTCACAAACTGCTCAACAGCCGAGGCGCTGAATGCCGCTATGTCGGATTATAAGAGCGCCTATGAAAACTATTCATCCGCAGTAACAGTCTATGCGGCGGTAGCGCGACAGGCTACGAGCATGATTGCGCAAGAGGTAGCTAAGACCGATGCGGAGAAACTTGTCGACAAGCTCGACGAGAGTCTCAAACAGCAAGAGATCTTCAATCGCCTTACCAACAACGGAGCAAACAAAGGCATTTACATGTCCAGCGGCGAGCTGTACATCAATGCGACATACCTCAAGAGTGGAACTATCGGCGACGGTCAGGGGAAGAACTACTGGAATCTGACGAGCGGCTATTTCCAGACAACCTATGGTGTCATCGGCGGGCTATCAATCGACAACAACAAATTGTATAGATATAAGCTTACGCTCGATTCGAACACCTCTGGTCTCTACATAGGTACAGACGGTTTCAGCGTCGGCGGCGGCACCTGCTACACAGCAATGGCCAACGGATACCTATACGGCGGCACAGCTGAGGACATTACGGGCTACGTCGGATTCAACAACTACAACACCAAGTCCAAGGTGTATGGCGCGCGTCTCGCTGGCAAAGGGTGCATCTGCCTTCTCACCGATGACTGGATCGGCGTCGGCGAATACAAAGACCGTGGCGAGTACGTCTCCTGTAAGACCGGCATGAGCGGCAGCGTCACGCTCGTCGGGAACCTGAAAAGCTCGTGGACAAATCTTCAACTGACCGGAACGTATAACGTGTCCGGTCTTTGCCAAAACCTGTCTATGACTTGGACAAATTGGACGATCACTTTCGACCACGGACTAATGATCACGTCGCTATAAGGAGGTATGGAATGACCACGTTCAGAGTTGAGAAGGATGGAATCTCGTTTTACGTCCAACCGCACATGCTCGATTACTACGCTGCGAGTGGCTATGCCATATACAAGACTGTAGAGGAAAGCGTCACAGACGTTGCTGCGGAAATCGCCGCGCTTGACGATTCGGCACCGATTGTGGAGGAAGTGAAGGTCAATGGATAAAGGAATCGAATCTCTGGCAACCGCGCTCGGTGCCAGCGTTACGGAAAGCAAGCAGAGCATCGAAATCGAGAACATCATCCCCGATGAATATAGCAATACCCAGATGGAGCAGATGCTTATTGCGCTCGAGCCGCTTCTTGACCGCCGCGACATCGTAGGCTATGCCGCCGCACGTAATACGAGGGTGTTGCGTGCGGAGGCGCTTGAGTACCTAAAACGCCGCGATGAACTTATCGCACAGTACGGCGAACCTGAACTTGGCGATGATGGGCTTCCCACCGGTCGCACGCAGCTTCGCATCGGTTCAGACGAGCACAAGGCTTTCTGCCGCGAAATCGAGATGTACGCAAACATCAAGCATCGACCTAACCTGTTCAAGATTACCTATGCCGACGCGATTGGAAAGATGACCGGAAACGAGATTTTGGCATGCGAGTGGATGCTGGTAGACGGTGATGCCTAATGAACACACAGACCATCGAGCTTGATGTCGACAAGCGCGGGTGCGGCAACAACTGCATCCGAATCGCGCAAGGCGAAGGCGGCGGAACAACCATCAAGGCGCTTATCTACGACAACGGCGGCGAGCTGTCTTTGTCTGGGTACAGTGCCTATTTGGTTGCCCGATTGCCAGACCGAATCCACTATTACCGTGGCAGCGCCACGGTCAGCGGCAATACGATCACCTACGTTTGCGATGAATCCAAGCTCGCAAGCGTTCCCGGCTACACCGACGAAGCCTATTTCGAAATCGTCAAGGACGATTTCCTTGCACAGACGGAGCGATTCGCCCTGGACATCCTGCGCAGCGCCAAAGAGGGTCAGCAACCCGCGCAGTCTTGGGACAACGCGATTGATGACCTTATCAGGCGTGGAGAAAACGCCGCCACCAAGGGCGAACAGGCCGTCACCGACGCGGGCAGAGCGCTGAATAACGCCAACGCTGCGGTCAACATCTGCAAGAGCGCCACGGACGCCGCCAACACCGCGACGGGCAAGGCGAACGCCGCTACAAAGAGCGCCACAGATGCCGCTTCTGCTGCAAATACAGCCAAAACGAACGCCGATACCGCAACCAATGCAGCGAATGCCGCTACAAATGCGGCGAAAGCATCCACGGACAGCGCGGATCGGGCGGCTGCGGACGCTCGTAAGGCGGCTGAGGAAGCTCGCGGCTCCGTGAGCGCAGACAGACAGTTTTATTTCAAGCGAATCACAGACGATAACGGGGACACGCGCCCTGTTCTCGTCGATATGACAGTTAGTTAGGAGTTGGCATGGACTATAACTTTCCGACAGATGAAGCGCTGAAAGACGGCCTTGCGTCCATCGCAACAGCCATCGGCAAGCTTGCCGACGTGAAAGCTCTTGAGCGTGATGAAGCGACCGGACGATACAAAAACAGCGCAATCAAAGCAATGGTGGACAAGCATAAGACCGGGCTTATTTACACATGGCGTGTTCCCGCTGGAAGCCCTACGGCGCTGATTCCCGTGAGCGCTGCGGCAAAGCGTCTTGCTGCGACAAAGTTCGTTGCCGCCACCGCAACCACTCCAGCTGTAGACCCATGTAATGTGGAAGGCGGGCCGTGGTTCCACGTCTCCGCGAACGCGGGTGCCGATCCCGACGGCGCACCGTGGGTTGTCGCTATCGATTCGGTGGATTACGGTTTCTCGCGCATCGACAACAGTAAGGGGAACAACGTCTACGAGATTGCGCCTGTGGTGTGGCAGCTTTGGGAGCCGCTTGAAAACGGCGATGCCCTATGGTCTGTCTCCGACACGAAGTTCACCGGTGCCGTCGCGTGCCCGGATGCATACTTGCCTGATGGAAGTCTGCGACCGTATATGCTTACGCCGTCATACCCTCTATCTATGGATTCGAATAACAACCCGCGTTCCATCTCGGGTATGCCGGTAAAGACGCGCACGATCAGTCACGATTCGCTTATAGACATTACAAAGTGCGCCACGACGGGCTATGGCGGCATGAGCGCCTACGACCAGTGGTATATCAACTTTCACCAGCTCACCAAGACGCTTAACAAGTCCTCGCAGGTGGATTTTCAAGGCTGCTCAAGCTTCAACGTACAGTTCCATCCTGTGATTGCCGAGAGCAATACAACGCGTATCGTCGTTGCCGCTTCAATCGCCGCTTCGCTGCCGGTTGGATGCGCCCTCATGTACGGAACCAGCAACGCGGCTTCTTGTCCCGACCGTGGCGCATCGAACGCCTATGACGTGTTCGATGCTGCGGTAGTTGAGGGCAAAGAGACGCTTGCGGACGGAAACGTTGCCCTGCTGATGCGTGTTGCAAAAGCGTTCTCCACTACAACTGATACGTGGGTTCAAACTTCGCCGTGGAACACCGGCTCGACCGACGAGCTTGTGGGGGATGGACAGATTGCCAATGATGGCAAACATCCGTTCAAGATCGGCGGCGTTGAGACAGCAACAGGTGCTTGGGAAGTCATGGGCTGCGCTCTGTTCGTGAGCGATGGAACAGGCTTCGGAATCGCCGTGAACCCCGACAGCCGCAACGAGAAGAAGGGGACTGTTGCCGACGGCGTGGTTGCAACTGCGGCGTGCATGCCGCTCAAAGAGGGCTACACGCTCAACTTGCAGATGGTGTGCGGCCTAATCCTCGAAAAGGATGTTGGCGGCTCCTCCACGACCGGCACGGGAGATTACTTCTACGTCAACGTTAACGACCAAACCGTGAAGGGAACTATTCGCGAGGTTCTGTTCCTTGGCTACCTGTGGGACGGCGCGAGGGCTGGTCTTCGCTGCGCGTACGCGCACGCGTGGTCTGGCGGGGCGAGCTGGTACATCGCTTCCCGGCTTTCTGCCACCAGCCGCAGCCGGGGGTGAATCATGGCGTAGCCATGAGAGGGGGTTGACCCCCTTCTTTCTAGCAACAAACAGGGATACACGGTGAGGGCGGCGCTGGTGTCTGGTTCAGTTCCTTGGCAACCTGAGGAACGGCACGAAGGCTGGTCTTCGCTACGCGAACGCGAACACGAGGTCTGGCAGGGCGAACTGGAACATCGCTTCCCGGCAATCTGTCTATAAACAAGAACCAAAAGTTCTCGCACCGTGCCTACCCGGCGCGTCGCTTTCTGGCGCGACCGGGCTAGCCTGGCTCAACTGAGCGAAATTTGTCCGCAAGGCTCGCGGGCTAGTAGCCGTCTGGCGAAAACTCGTATGACAGACAGAAAGAGCTTTGGATTTGAAAACCTATTGCAAAAACTACGTCTTCACGCGTCAAAAGGTTGCAGAAGCGCTTGAGGAATGGAAGAAGGGCGATTCCGGCAGGAAGAACGAGCACCGAATTCAAGAGGAATACGGCTCGGAATCGTCCTTCATCGACGTTATATGGCTCGAATTATCAACTGAAACACTGGAATTCGAGCCGATCAGCACGCATGTAAAGCATGACCCGAATTCAGGCAAGTTGCGCGAAATCAGCGTCGAGAGTGTCAAGCGCCAAGTTTGCAACTACCTGTGCGTCAATGCGCTCGAGACCCTGCTGTCGGCTAAAGTCGGCTTCTGGCAAGTCAGCGGCGGCGTTAAGGGCAAGGGTGCAGCCCTCGGCATGCGTAAGCTCAAGCGGGCGATTCGGCGCTATCTACTGCACGTCCACGTTGACATACGGAACTGTTACGGCTCCATGCGAACAGAGATGGTCTTTGAGCTTGCAGCACGTTACGTGCGAAACCACAAAGTGCTCTATTTGCTCTCCGCGCTGTTATCGAGCATGAGTGAAGTGCTTATTCTCGGTAGCTATCTATCGCTGCGACTGGCTGCTTTTGTCATCTCGTTCGCCTACCACGCCATTGAGGGCGTGGGTACGGTTAGGCGCGGCAAACGCACGAATCTAGTAGGTTGTCAAGTCTGGTACGCAGATGACGGCTATTTGCTTGGCAACTCTAAAAAGGCGCTGAAAAGAGCAGTCATGCTCATCGCTCACGTGCTCGCAGGCTTCGGTCTTGAACTTAAGCCTTGGAAGATCATGCATAACGGCGTTGAGCCAATCGATTTCGCGGGTTATCGAATTTGGACAAAGCACGTCGATTTGCGGAAGCGACTTTGGAAGCGTCTCCGCCGCGCGTTTTTCCGATTTGACAAACGAAGAACGCCGAGACTTGCCCGCCGCGTGTGCTCGTACTTTGGGTGGATGAAGACGGCGGAGATGGAAGAGCAATTAGTTGTACGTCAAAGAGTGTTCAACGCGGCAAGAGCCGCGAGTTAGGAGAAAACATGATTGTTAAAGCCGAGCGCACTGGCGAAGCGCCGGAACCAGTCGAGGTTATCGGCCAGAATGTCTGGCTGCGCAAGAATATCGAGACTTCTAAACGCGAGGTCGGTTTGAACGATTCCGACACGGCTGCGGAAACTGTATACAGGTATGACGAGGTGTATTTCGTCGATTGCGGCTTTCCGACCGTCGAGAGCGTGCGTGAAAGCTTCGACGAGCTTTGGAGCGTCCATGCAACAGACGGAATGCCCGATTCGGCGCGAATCGACGACGCTATCAGGCGGTTGGAGGCGGTCAAGGCATCTCTTGCGGATACCAACGCAGCGCTTCTCGAAATCGGCGACATTGTGGGCGGTGAGTAGCGATGGCGAAGATCTACTACGAAGCCGTCATGGATGACAGGCGAACCGTCGAGAGTGTACCTAAGCTTTGGCGTGCCGCCGTGCAGAAGATGGTCGATGACAATGCGAAGGAGAAATAATGGGAGTTATCTACACGTTCACGGAGCAGCAGATCTGGGCAATCGGCGGCGCATTCCTGATGATGCTTATCGACATGGTTACAGGCATCGCCCAGGCAATTTACAACCGTAGTTTTAAGTCTTCGACGATGCGCCGCGGCTTGTGTCATAAGGCAACGCTTTCCCTTATCATCATGCTGGTTATATGTATCGAGATTCTAAGCTCGCATATCGTTGGGCTGAATTTCGGTGGTATTACCGTCTATGTCGTTTGCATCGCCATCATCGGCATGGAGTTCGCTTCTATCCTCGAAAACATCAAGCAGGCATATCCAGAGCTTGCCGATACGCCCATCATGAAGATTTTCGAGCACGCCAACGTTGACACCGATGATATTACGAAGGCGATTGCTGATGAAGTCGCGAAGCGCGGCTAGGATGCGGATTGCCGTCGCACTGCTGCTGGGCTTCGCGGTAGGCATGGGCTTATGGTTCGTTTTGACTATCGACCACGTTGGCAGAGATACGGCAGCATTTGGAAAAGCATATAACCAAGGCTATAGCGACGGTTATACAGCGGCTTTGCCTGTTTATGAAAAAAAGACGAGTGCGAAGAGCGGCTATATGCCGCTCTTCTTGCAAAAAGACCCTCAATGGGCTGATGCCGCTTACTCGGACGAAACCATAGGCACATACGGCTGCGGCCTGACGGCGGCGGCAATGGCGCTGAGCTACCTCAACGGTCGCGAGGTCACACCCGACCTGCTGGCAGCTTTCGTCGGCGAAAGCTGCCTGACCGACCGGGTTAACGACATGGCCAAGTTCAGCACCTATCTAGCGAAGACCTATCATTTCGAAACCCGTGACACGTTTTGGGGCACGGGCGAAGCCCTCAAGGCCGTCGATGACGGCTGGATCGTCTTCGCAGGCGTTACCGGAACCCTTGGCGAGCGCTCTTACGGCTCGCACGTCGTGATGATTTGGCGTGAGAACACCGACGGTACCTATGCGCTCCGCGACCCTGATGACGGCACCAATTCAATCCATGCATGGACAGCCGACGAGCTTAACGCCGTTACTTTCACACAATTCAATGCAATTAAGAGGTGATGCAGATGACCATGAAGGGCATCGATATCGCAGACTGGCAAAAAAACCTTAATCTCGATTCAATCGAATACGATTTTGTCATCATTAAAGGAACCCAGGGCACCAATTATGTCAATACGTTTTGTGACGCGTTTGTGCAAAAGGCTATCAAAGCGGGTAAGCTCTGGGGCTTCTACCATTTCATGAATATGGATGATCCTGTCAAGCAGGCGGATCACTTCTATCAGAACTGTAAAAACTATTTCGGCAAGGGTATTCCCGTGCTCGATTATGAGGACGGCGGCAGGATCGGCACAGACGGTGCCAAGAAATTCCTTGATCGTATCTATGCGCTTACTGGCGTGAGGTGTCTCTTGTATACCTACCGCAATCTCACCAAAGAGGAAGATTGGTCTAAGATTGCGCCCAACCACGCCCTCTGGGTTGCCCAGTATGCCAACGAGAATCAGACTGGATACCAGGATTCGCCATGGCTTCCGGATGGCGGCTTTGGTGCTTGGAATACCTGCGTGATGCACCAGTATTCTTCGCACGGTAGGCTATCTGGGTACAACGGCAACCTCGATCTTGATATTGCCTTCATGGACGCTGCCGCTTGGTCGCGTTATGCGAAACCCAGTACTTACAGTGCGCCGGATGTGACTGACAATGAGAATTGTGATAGCACAGTCGACCTTGCAGCAGGTGTAATGCGAGGGGAGTACGGCAACGGTGACGAGCGCAAGGCCAAGCTGGGCGCTCGATTCAACGAGGTGCAAGACCTCATCAATCGCACGGCCACCGCAAGCGCCGACGATCTTGCAACGGATGTGCTCAACGGCAAGCTTGGCAACGGTGAGACGCGCAAGGTAATTCTTGGCATCCGCTATGACGAGGTGCAAGCCGTGGTCAATTCCCGCGTCAACGCCGTAGACATCGACGCTCTTGCACGCGCCGTCATTCGTGGCGAGTACGGCAACGGTGACGAGCGCAAGGCCAGACTTGGCGCTAACTTTAATGCTGTCCAAAAACGAGTAAACGAGCTTCTTTAACTAAAATGCCCGCGCCCTGTAATGGGGCGCGGGCATTTTGCGTTTAGGGGACATTGCAACAAGTCTCTAACGGTTCATGTCCTCTCGAATCAAGCTCTTGATGTACTCGGTTGTATTGTCCTGCTCCTTGAGCCATTTATATATACTCTCGTCATCCTCGTTAGGGTAAAAGCGTATGACTAGCTGTTTCACCGACCTTTTGCGGTAAGAGGATGTTGCGCGTCTTTGCGCTTCGGTTGCCACTTCATTCACCGCGCCTTTCTCTGGCCTTGCGCCAGATGCGAAACGAGATAAACGAGATGACAAAAACTACAATGCCTGTTTTCATCGCTGCACTCCTGATGTAAGATGATTTTGGCTAGCGGGGCACCGCAGAAGCGGCGCCCCTTGCCCTACCTAGACCTCTTTGTGTGCTTTCCGGGCTTGCGAGAGGTCTTTTTCTTTAGGGCTTCGATTCCTTCATCCAGCGCCTTTGCCAGTAGCACGCTGATGACAACAATCGTTAAGTCCCATATTTTGTCATCCATTTGAACCACCTCCTTTCCTTCTTACGTCTATTATTATATGGTATACCCCATAGTAAAGCAAGCTCATATTGAATTTTGCTAACTTTTTTTCGAGCTAAACAGTGTTATTATGCAAAACCAGTTAGTGGAGACTTTGATTTCGCGTCCGTTCGCGGCTATCGTAGGGTTCGCAAAGATTTTCTGAGGCTCCACCATTGGATTATTAGGCGAACCCTTTTCGGGGTTCGCCTTTTTTTGTTTAGGCTGGAAGTCATCGCCCCAGTAGTCGAAAGCGAAATAAAGCTTGAGTTCATCCCCGTCTACCTCAATGAGCCGCACGAACGTCTCGATGATTTCTGCTGCATCTGGTTCCTGCGCAATGTGATCGAGCCAAGCGGCTATGGCTTCACCAGACAGATTCGCCCCTTCGTTAGCTTGAGCTTGCCGCAAATCGGTTTCTAATGCCGCTTTCTGCTCACGGAGCATAGCAACGCGCTCTTTACCGCCGGGCGGCGCAATACCGTCCTCGATAGCCTGCCAGATACGCTCAAACGCCGTGTCGATGCGCCTGATCTCGCGCTCAATGCGCTTGCTCTCTGGTTCCTCCTTCTCTTCCTTCGTCTCGTTGTAAAGAGCCATTACATCAACGATACGTTGACGTATATCCGGCTTCTTAATCGTTTCGAGGACGGTATCAAGCACGGCTTCTTCAACGGCATCGCGCCTAAAGGTGCGCTTACATTTCTTGCACTTGTAGTAGTGGTACACGCGGCCTGTTTTAGATGTTCCGCAGGTTCCAACGTAGTATTGGCCGCACTCTGGGCACCACATCTTGCCCGATAGCGGGTAATCGTTGGTGTCACGTGTCTTGTTGTGCTTGCGCCCGTTTGAGCCCAAGATGCTGTTGATCATGTCCTGGTCTTCACGTGACCACAACGCAGGCATGCCGTCTTCGATTCGCACTCCCGCGTAATCATAAACGCCGCAGTTCTGCTCGCGCCTAAGCAGCTTTGTTATCACGCCGTGCGTTAGCGGCTTGCCGCGCTTGCCGCGTTCGCCTGCGACGGCACGCTTGATTTCGGCTACAGTCGAGCCAGCAAACAGCATGTTTTTCATACGGTGCATCACGGCGGCTTCGCGCTCGTTGACCTCGTAATACCCGTTAACAATGTCCCAGCCGTAATGTGTGCGACCGTTTGCCATTCCGCGTTGGGCGTTCTTGTTGATACCGTCGCGGATACGCTCGCTGTCTATTGCGCTTTCCCATTCAGCAAGCACCTCGAGCATTCCGAGATTCAAGACGCGCGTTGAGCCTTCGCCAAGGCTTTCACCGGCGTAAAGGATTTCAACGCCTGCCTTGCGCAGCCTGATTCGCGCAAGCGCCATCTCGTCACGGTTGCGCATGATGCGCGTAACCTTATAGATCACTACATAATCGAACAACCCTAGTTTTGCGTCTGCCATCATGCGCTGAAACTCTACGCGCTGCACATCGCGGCCTGTTTGCGCGTAATCGCTATATACGCGCACGACGTCAAGGCCGTTTTCCGCGCAGTACTCGCGCGACTTCTCTACTTGGATGTCGATACTTTCACTTCGCTGGTTATGCGAACTGAAACGTGCATAGATGGCGGCACGCGTGCCTTTTGGCATGATAAAATCACCTTGCCTTTTTTAGGTATGCCCCTGCGAGACTTTGGACGGTAGCGCTGGGGCTTTTTTATTTTCTTTTTGATTCAGATGCCGCAGCTCTGGCGGTCATCGAAATGTTCTGTTGCCATTCCGGCGAGCTGTCACGGTAGTTATCGACGATTTCGCGTTCATCGCTAGTAATTTTGTCACCTTCGTTTTCTCCACCATCCCAACTCAATATCTCATTCGGCGAGCAACCTAACGCCAGAGCTGCGTTCCAAACCTGTTCGGCGTTTGGGAATGATTCGCCGCGTTCCCATGATCCGACTGTGCGCATGGACACGCCAACGGCTTTTGCGAAGTCCGCTTGTGAAATGTGCAGCTTTTTTCGCAATCCCTTTATGGCAAGCTTCATTTCACACCTCCTGTTTTAGCAACTATCTGCCGTGAATTCTATTCTATTGGATGAGAATAGGCAAATTATTTCATATTTCTCTCTTGCAATAGGCAGAAACTCGCCTATACTGCAATGCGTGTTAGGAAGAAACCTTCCTAAAGCCGTATGTTTAACGGGTAAACCCGCTAAACATACGGGTGCAAACCTTGACAAGCAAGGTTTGCAATCATCGCTCAATGAAAGGAGGTGAACCGTATGAAGTTCAACAAAGAGGTTTTCGCCGCAAATCTTCGTGCCGCTCGCGCCAAGCTCGATATCACACAGGATGAATTTGCTAGCCGTGTTGGTATCTCCAAAGATTCCGTTGTCAAGTACGAGAGCGGCGAGG